ATAATGAACGACTTTTATCGTATCCCCAGAACCATATTCATCTGGAGTTACAGATAAAGCATTCATAGCTGCTCCACTTGTATTGACTATAACAGAACTGTAATCAGCAGCTGCAGAACTTACTACACATTTATATCCCTTGTAATACCCCCCACCTACTTTTATTCTTTTAGTTAATGCCATCAATTCCTCCTTTTCATAAGTTCAAATTTTGAACTTACGTATGCTTTATTTCCCATAGAAAATTAAGTAATTTCCACCACCAGAATCCGTAACACTAAGTCCACCAGTACAAACTACAGGTACAGGTGATTGAATTACTATGAAACCACCAGCATCAGTACTTCCTAAAAATACACGTCTAGCACTATCTGCTATTGTTATTGTGCAGGCAGCACTTGCAAATGCGTGCATGCCCATAAATGAACAAGCTGTAGTTGATAATACTACACTTGCTGAAGTAGTATAATGACATATTGCATGTTCTCCTTTTACCATTTTAAGCCTCCTTATTCTGTATATCCATATAATGGATCACTTACTCCACCATAGGGGTCGATCCAAGGTTCCCCAGATGTATATTCCTCGTCTCCTTGTGGGTCAGCTTGGGGTTCCCAATCTATATCACCAGTTGACCGTACTGCATCTCTCAATTGACCTAGAAATTTAGCATACCATATCTTAGCGTCAGAATATTCTTCTAATGCAAAGTATGTTTCAAATATCCCTGTGGTTATAATTAACTGGTCTTTATTAAGAAGGTCTGAGGATTGAGTACCACTGCTAAAGTCGGTAGCCCATTGAGGATATCTTATATATAGGGTATAAGCAGCATCAGGAATTTTAAAGAATTCTATATTGTCACCATCTCGCATATAGATAGATGGTCTTCCACCTGAATATTGTGCAGGATAGGGATACTTAGTATCAAACTTACGAGTACTCCATCTAGTAATTTTCCTAGAATATGCTCCATCGATTAGTCTAATGGAACTTATATCTTTAGGACGGGTAAGTCCGAAGTTAGATGTGCCTGCACTAAAGGGATATCTCTTAATGCCTGATACAGTTTTAGGAGTTTCAGTTAACACATTAAGCTCATGGAAACTATAAAAACGAGCAATCCGTTTCTGAGCCCAATTAAGATAGTTCCTAACTCTAGTTTCAAGAGATGCACCAGAAATAGAACTAGCACTTACTCTTTTACCAACTGTATCACATATCTCTGTTACAAATTCATCACGTGTTAATGCCATAACTTACTCCTCCAAACTATCTAAGTTAGTTTGTACTCTCTTCCACCTATCATACACCCCACCTAATTTTCTTTCCTTGAAAACTTTACCTAATCTTTCAAGTTCTATTTTTAAAGCTTCCTTGTTATTAGTTCTTAATGCATCCCCAAAGTGGTCATCAAAACCATCAGGACTAAATTGATATCTCACAGTAAGCATTGCATCTCTAATTCCTTGAGAACTTTCTGGGTATTCCTTACTCATTGCTGTGCGTCTTAAATTTACATCATACTTTAACAAGGTACGTCTTTCTTTCTCAGTAAGATTTTCCTTGTCTTTAAATCCAAGTTGAGCTGCTAAAATAGAATATTTTGCCTCACCTTCTATAAGATGACCATAGCCTATAGCTTCTTTATTTACACCAGGATCAATATATCTCTTAGGTCTAGAACCCTCTGAACTTCTTAGTTCATTTGTATAAGGATATTCTCCTAAGGCTTGAGTATAATTATTTGCCATAGCAATTACTCCAATATATAGGGAGAACAGTACTATTAATGAAACTGCTCTCCCATAGTTTAAACCCTTACGCATTAATTTGAACCCAAGTACCAGCAGCTGCAGTAGCTGTACATAAAAACCAATCACCTGCAGAACTATCTAATACCATTTGACCCAACACATAATTAACTGAACCTAATCCTGTTCCTGTAGAGGTTACAGAAAGAGTAGAAAGTGGGTTATTCCTACCTCTAAAAACCTTGTCTTTTAAATTCTTTCTTAAATTTCCTGGTGTTGCCATTTTAATCCCCTCCTACTTTTTAACCATAGTACCAAGTTTCTTTCTCTTAGTACGTTCCATAAACCTTATCTTTTTAATTTCTTTACCTTTAGCTCTATTCTCTGCCTCTTGCAATTTTATTGCCATTAGTGCTTCATGTCTTCTCATTTCCTCAGGAGTTAAATTGATTATATTATCGGTGTTCTGTTGAGCCTTTATTAAGCCCATCTGTACCCAAAGTGGTTGATTCTGTTTAGTAATACCCCTATGGTTTAACCATACATCAAAGTGAGCAAAATATTCTCTTTTCTTAAAGAGCATTCTATCAGCAAACCAACTGTCTGTGGGTGCTTGATTGTCTGCACTAAACCAAGGTTTCTTCATACCTTTAAAGACGGATGTTTTAATTAAAGTAAATCCAAATGGAACAAGATCGACCTTCTGAAGTCCCTTTCTTTGCTCAGGTGGTACTTCATATAATCTTGCTGGACCTTTAAGAATAGGTTGGTCTGCAACCTTGGTCTTAGTGTCATATCTTCTAAATGCACACATAGCATAAGGGAAACCTGATGTATGCATAACACCTGCAACTACATCCTTATCCGCATCTAACAAGGTTAAAAAGTCTTTTACAGTTACATCATAGATATCATCATCCATCAATAATAAGTGAGTACATCCACTATCTACTGCCATCTGTGCTAAAGTTTCCTCTGCCTTATGCACTGGTACACGATACATAAAATGATACCCAATATGGAACTTTCTACCCTTGTGTTGATATGTCATAAGGTCAGTCCAGAAATTTAAAAAACTCTGGGCAAACTCATGTGTCCACGCAAGTATTGGTACGCCTATTAAAATCTTAGGCATTATTACTTCTTCTTTAACCTTAGTTTTCTGTGCTTTCGCCATTTTTACTTCTCCTTTTTTCCCCAATTTTAATGGGGTTCAAGGGAGCAGGGATTAACCTGCCCCCAAGTTATTTTTAATATAATAGAAACTTCTACTTACGGTGCTAATGCAATAAAGGCAATTCCGCCTCTAGATGCTACACTTCCAGTTGTTAACATGACTCCAGCATACCTATAGGTATCTAGGATAATGGTAGCTTGTCCAGCAACAAAACTGAACGCAGCACCAATTGCCATAGCCGAAGCTACATTAACGTAGGCTGGTCCCCATGTTTGTCCCCAGAAGTAATCGCCTTTTGTAGCATTAACAGGAGATATAGCTACGGGTAACTGTCCAGTGGCTGTTGCTACACCTACCTGATAGTACAGGTTCTGGTATAGTACAGCAAAATCAGTTGATTGTACTGCTGCTACCAATGGGTCATACAGGATAAATTCTCCTGTAGTTGAAGCTGCCATTGCAGGATGAGATTTAATTCGGTACAAATACCCACCTGCGTTCGTTCCACCAGTATGAGCTGTTCCATGGTCTACTGCAATATAGCCCTCTGCAAACTCGTTTTTAGCACAAGTACCTGCTGCGTTATTGTCAAGCGTAATTCTCTTACCGCCAGCAGCACCTGTACCACCCGTAACTGTAATCATAGTGCCTGCTCCAGTAGATGCAGAACCTACTATAGTTACAGCTTGACGAGCTTTAATAGCATCATTAGATTTCATATATCTAAAGACTCTATCACCAACTACTCTTCTTGAGCCCAACTGGGCTAATTGTACTGTGGAAGACTTATATACAGACTGTCCACCCTGCGGGAGTACACTTTGATCCCCTCTCCAGTTTACTTTTCCACTCTCATCTACTTCACCTTGTTGTCTTGTCGTAATATCTGCCATTCTTCTACCTCCTTAGGTTTTTTGCTACCTCTACTCTTATTGGCTTAAGAGCGAAAGTTACGCTGCTTGTCCTGTAACTACTGAGTGACATCTACGTTTGTCCACCCATACTTGTCCACGTTGTACGATCTGTGTAACCATATCTTCGTATTGGTTAGGAATTCTCTTCCAAGGTCCCATAACCAT